ATTTGAGATTGAATTCCTAGAACCAATCATCAACACTATGTTAGAAGTATCTAAACGATATATGGATATTGCAGAAGTTGCTAGGGTAATGGATGATGATCTTGGCGTAGCTGACTTCATCTCTATTACGAAAGAAGATATAACAGCTAAAGGTAAACTTCGTCCTATCGGAGCTCGCCATTATGCTGCTAGAGCACAGCTCATTCAAAATATGCTAGGTGTCTTTAATAGTCCTATGGGTCAAATGATAGCTCCACATCTCTCTTCTAAACGTTTAGCGTCTATGATTGAAGAGTATATGGGCTTTGAACAATACGAGTTTATTAAAGATAATGCTGCAATCTTTGAACAAGCCGAGACTCAAAAACTTGTAAATCAAGTTCAACAGTCAATGCAAACTGAACAAGCCACACCTGGATTAGAGGAACAAATGCTCATGCAGCAAGAAGAAGCCCTTAATCCTAATGCTGGAATGATGTAAGTTTAACTTGACTTTTTAGTAAAATTATGGTATAATTATTATATGGATTTAAAATCTGAATCAGCTAGAGAGCTTAGCAAAAGAGAAGTCTTTTTAGAACTTAGAAAGTATATCCAAGAACAGATTGATCTGTCAAGACGTAAAAGCTTGGAAGAGGATAATTTCTCTCTTCCTGCTTGGTCTGAACATCAAGCGTACCAATTAGGCTTCCAAAAAGCCTTTCTTAAACTATATAATCTTATTCCTGACCAAGGAGAAATAAACGATGGAAGAAACACAAGTAACGAATAACGAACCAAGTACCAACGAGGTTCAAACACAAGATAGCCAAAAACCACAGTTTCAGATTCCGACAGAAGCTGTAGACTTTGTAGGTGATGGCAAGAAGTATAATTCTGTAGAAGATGCGTTAAAATCAGTTCCTCATGCACAGAAGCATATTCAAACTTTAGAGTCTGAATTAGCTACTTTAAAAGAAGAACTCACTAAACGTAAAACTGCAGAAGAGCTTCTAGATGAATTGAAGTCTGGCATCCAACAACCTGAGAATACCACTCAATCTGTTGGCATAGATCAAGATAAAATTACTGAGTTATTAAATCAAACTCTTGAAAACAGAGAAAGACAAACAAAGGCGAAAGCTAATGCTGACTCTGTAGCTCGTAAATTTGTAGAAAAATATGGCGATAAAGCTGAAGAAGTCTACAATAGAGTTGCTCAAGAAAGTGGTTTAAACGCTCAACAATTAAATAGCTTGGCAGCTAGTTCTCCAAATATTGTATTAAAGCTTTCAGGATTAGAAGGTGTATCTGCTCCAGTAGGTAAACCAACTAGTACAGTAAACACAGAAGCTCTTACAGGTAAAGTTGATACGTCATCTTTATCAGCTAGAGTTAAACCTGGTGCTACTACGAAAGATTTAGTTAATGCTTGGAAGATTGCTGGCGAAAAAGTTAAATCTCAACTAAAATAAAAAGGAAATATTATGTCACAATTAACAAGTAATACTACTGCCTTTATTGAGGCACAACAGTATTCTCAGTTCATTCTTGACAATTTACACGACTACCTCTTGCCAGAAGGTTTATACAGAGATGTATCAGACTTCGGTTCAGGCACTACTTTGAACATCAAGACAGTTGGTACTGTAACATTACAAGACGCAGCTGAAGATACACCATTAAACTTTAACCCAATCGACACAGGTAACATCACACTTTCTATCACTGACTATGTTGGTGACGCTTGGAAAGTATCTGATGAGCTTCGTGAAGATGGTTCACAAGTTGACGCTTTAATGTCAATGCGTGCTATGGAATCTACTCGTGCTCTTGGTGAAAACCATGAATCACGTTTCTTAAACGTTGCAGGTACAGCTCAAACTGCAGCTAACGTAAACTTAGTTAATGGTCGTCCACACCGTTGGGTAGCTGGTGGTGCTTCAGCAACAACTCGTGTTATGACTTTATCTGACTTTATCGCTATGAAATTAGCATTTGACAAAGCTGGTGTTCCTGCAGCTGGTCGTATTGCTATTGTTGATCCAATCGTTGAAGCAACTTTAAATAGCATTTCTAACTTAGTTTCAGTATCTAACAACCCAATGTTCGAAGGTATCGTAACTTCTGGTTTTGCAAAAGACCACAAGTTCGTTAAGAACATTTTCGGTTTCGATATCTGGACTTCTAACTACCTACCAGTGAAGACATCTACAGAAGCTATTGATGCTTCTTCATACGGTTTAGCTAACGACACTGCTGAAATTGGTGACGTTGCTAACATTTTCATGTCAGTTGCAGACGATAGCGTTAAACCTATCATGCACGCATGGAGACGTGCTCCTAAAACTGAAGGTTGGAGATCAGAAGAAGAACGTGCTGATAAGTATCAAGTTACTTCAAGATTCGGTTTCGGTGCCCAACGTGTTGACTCACTTGGCGTTATTTTAACAAGTGGTTCTACATACTAAGGAGAAATACTATGACATTCGAAATTGATGCAAAACGTGGCGTTGCAAACCACTATGGTGTAAGAACTACCAATGGTAAGTTCGGAGCTGAGACTTGTGATGATTTAGTTAAATGGGCAGTGTGGGATTTCAAATACAATGATCTTCCTGCAGCTGGTACAAATAACTTACAATTCTCAATCCCAGCTAACGCAACTATTATCTCTGCTGAGTTAATCGTTGATACAGCTTTCACTTCAACTTCAACAACAACTGATTTAACTATTGGTTTAGCTACATCAGCTGGCGTAGAAATTGATCTTGACGGCTTAATCACAGCAGCTAATGCTACTCAAACAACAATCGCAGTTGCAAACAGTGTTATCACTGGTTCAGGTGCTTTAGTTGGTAAAGGCATTGGTTCTTCTGCTGGTGAGTTAGTTGTAACTCCAACTGTAGCTGACTTAACAGCAGGTGCAGGACGAGTTGTTGTGAAATACGTTTACAACAAGTAGTAAATCTTGGAAGGGCTCTTACGATGGTAGGAGCCTCTCCATTCTTATAAAGGAATTCTAAATTGACAATACAACATAAACTTATTACTGATCCTGATCTTCATGAACCTAAAGGAGTAGCGGCAGCCGTTACAGGTAAGGTTTATGTTTCTGATGGTGCTGGCTCTGGTGCTTGGGAATATCCTCCAGGCAAAGCTCATGCCGAAATCTATATTGATGCTGGTGCTACAGCTCAAACACTTTCTGGTTCTTCTGCTTATGCTAAACTTAACCCAACGGGTGAATGGACAGCAGGAGTAACTAATGTATTATCTGTAACTGCAGGTTCTGGAACAATTACTCTAAGCCAAGCTGGAAATTACATGATTAATTTCTGGTGCCAATTCAGTACTGCATCTCTTGCTTCAGGCACACTTTATAACTTTAAATACAATCTAGATGGTACGTCTAGTGGTCGAACACTTACTGTTTCTAAAACAACCAATGGTTCTGATAAATTACATATCTCTGCTACTGGTTTAGTCACTGCTACAGCAGGACAAGTTCTATCCATGTATGTTGGTGGAGATGCTACTTCATCTTCTACAGCAATTACAGTGATTGAAGCAGGTTTATCTGCAATAAAACTATAGGAAACAATCATGGCTAAAATGACTCTACTCGAAATGGTTCAAGATATCTTATCTGATATGGACTCAGATGAGGTCAATTCTATCAATGATAGCACAGAATCACTTCAAGTAGCACAAATTATTAAGTCAACTTACTACAATATTGTAGATGGTAAAGACTATCCTTTCTTCAAAGAGTTATTCCAATTAGACACAAGTGGTACGTCAGCTAGACCTACTCACATGAAATTACCTGAAACAATCATTGATCTTGAATGGATTAAATATGATTGTAAGAAAACAGGTGAGACTCGTAATAGGTACACAAAGATTGAGTATAAGACTCCTGAAGAGTTTCTTGAAATTGTAGATAAAAGAATAAGTACAGCTACAAATATTAAGATTGTAACTGACTCTACTGGTATTAAACTTAATATCTATAAAGACAAAGCTCCTACTTACTTCACATCTTTTGATGATGAATACTTAGTATTTGATGCTTATGACTCTACAGTAGAGACTAATCTACAAAACTCTAAGACACAATGCCACGGTAAACGTTCTGTAGCATTTACTTTATCTGACTCATTTACTCCAGATATGCCAGTGCAAATGTTTAGTTATCTTCTAAATGATGCTAAATCAGCTTGCTTTGTAACTCTAAAACAAATGGCTAATCCAAAAGTAGAGCAACAAGCAGTATCTCAAAAGAGAAGAATGAGTCAAGAAGCTTGGAGAATCTCTAACGGTATCTCTTATCCTAACTATGGAAGGAAACAAAATGCTAACAAGTAATACACCAGCATTTATTAATGCACAGCAATATGGTAAAAAATCTAAAAAGAAAGTAACTACTAAAAAAGTTAAAAAAACATCTAAAAAGTTAGGAAAATAATATGTCTACTATGCCAATTCAAAAGAAAAAGAAGTTACCTCCAGGTAGTATTATGCCTGATACAGATGAAGTTCCTATGTCTGAGATTCAACGTGTAATGGATCAACAACAAGGAAACTTAGTAAAGAAAGCTATTGAACAAGGTACATTTACTTCACCAGCAGATGCTGCTAGAAACTCTATGACTATCACTGAAAAGATGCTTCAGGATGAATTAAAACGTAGAGAGTCAATGAAAAGAAAATAATGGCTGGTCCTTATTCTAAATTAAAAAGAGCACAAGAACCTGACTATGGTTCTCGTTTAGATAATACTCCTAAAGAACGTGGATTCTTAGGAGAAGTTCGTTTACCTAATAACAGAGATGTAATGACTGAAGTATCTGTAGGTATGCCAGGAACTAAAGAAACTTATAGACCTGCACTAACTAAAGGTATTCATCCAGCTGATCTGAATTATATTAGAGAAACAGGTAAAGTACCAGAAGATGTTTATGCAACTTCACAAAGAAGTGCAGATAAACGTATAGCAGAAGGTAAATCACCTTTCTGGAATAAACTCCAAGATGAGTCTGCTCAAACAACTGAAGCTATGCGTCAAGATGAACTTAAAAGAAGAGACTTACTTAAAGGAAAAAAATGAGAGTATTAAAGAGTTATCAAACAGCTGGTGGAAAAGAAATACAAGTATTCATTGATCCAAAGACAGCACACTGCAAGATTCAGTTTGTTCCTGGTGGTGAATTACCACAAGAGTTAGCTGGTCTTTATACATCTGCTGCTATGGCTGATATTGCTGTTAATGCTTATCTTTTAAGATCTGCAGATAAGAAAGCTAAAAAAGAAGAAAAAGTAGCCTTTATACCTAAGGAAGACTAATGGCAGCCTTAACTGAGAAGGTCTATAGATCATTTATAAAGGGTCTAGTTACTGAGGCTAATCCTCTAACATTCCCTGAAAATGCGTCTATAGATGAAAATAATTTTGTACTAAATAGAGATGGTTCTAGATCAAGACGACTTGGTATTGACTATGAAGACAACTATGCTCTAACAGCTACAGGATTTACTTCTGCTCAGTTATCTACTGGTAAACAATCTTTCCATAGATGGGATACACCAAGTGGAAATACTACTGTATCTATTGGTGTTGTTCGTATTAATGATAAGTTATGGTTCTTAGATCTTCTTAAGAATAATCCTAGTGGTAATTTACTTAATGGTGGAAGTTCAATCACACTATCTGGATTAGGTAGTGCTGATATTGAAACTACTGTTATTAACAATAAATTCATTATTGTATCTAAAGAATTATCAAAACCTGTTGTTTTAACTTACAATAGTACTACTGATGTTGTTTCACAATCTACAATCACAATTAATGTAAGAGATATTTGGGGTATTGATGATGGTCTTTCTATTGACAATAGACCAGCTAGTTTAACTAACTCTCACAAGTATAACTTAAGAAACCAAGGTTGGAATCCAACTATCTCAACTGTATCTGGTGCAGATGCAATTGATTACACCAAAACTATTCTAGGTTCTTATCCAAGTAACTCTGACGTATGGACTCTTGGTAAGATTAGTAATCCAGGTTCAGGTGATTATGAAAAGTATGATCCTAACGTTCTTAAGAAAAACTCTACATCTAATTATCAAGTAGCTCGTGGTAGCTATATTATTGATGCGTTTACCAGAGGAACAGATAGAACTACAGTATCAGGTATCTCTAGTTTACCACTAGACCAAGAAACTAACCATATAACTACAGTAGCATCTTATGCTCAACGCTTATTCTATTCTGGTATAAACTCTATTGTTTCAGGTGGAGATTCAAGATCACCAAACTATAGTGGATATATTTTCTTTACACAAGTTATTCAAAGTGAAGACCAACTAGGTAAATGTTACCAAGTAGCTGATCCAACTGACCCATCTATTAATGACTTAGTAGCTTCTGACGGTGGATCTATTCAGATTCCTGATGCAACTCAAATTATTAAAGTTATATCATCTCAAGCTTCTTTATTAGTATTTGCTGAGAATGGTGTATGGGAAGTTTATGGTGATACTGGTGGCTTTATTGCTACATCATTCCAAGTATCTAAAGTATCACCTAATGGTATATCTAATCCTAGATCAATTGTAAACGTAGGTGGAAACTTCGTATACTGGTCTAAAGCTGGTATTTACTTACTAACTCCAGATCCATCTTCAGCTAGATTCTCTGCTCAATCTATCTCATTGACTTCAATTCAAAGTCTTTACCTCAACATTCCAGATTTAGGTAAGAACAATTGCCGTGGTTTCTATGATGAGAAAGAGAACAGAGTTCGTTGGATGTATAACGATTCTCCTAGCTATTCAACTGATAACTATATTAATAGATACACTAAAGAATTAGTACTTGACTTAACGCTTCAAGCATGGTATACTAATAGTATATCCTCTTTAGCAAGTAATTCTCCAGCTATAACGGATTATGTTGAGATTCCAGGATATGCTGTTTCTACATCTGATAGTACCGTAGAGGTAGGAACTGACGATGTTATTGTCACTTCAGGTACTACTGTAGTTATTACAGATACAATCCTAACCAATCGTAGTTCACTATTTAGTTTCCTTGTTATGAGAGGATCTAGTTTTACTATATCTAAATATAATAGTTCATCATTTACTGATTGGAAAACAGCAGGATCAGGTACAGGTGCAAACTATTCTAGTTATATTGTCACAGGTTATGAGTTATTTAATGACCTTATGCGTAAAAAACAAGCACCTTATATCTTCTTCTACTTCAAGAGAACAGAAGATGGATTTAGTTTATCAGGATCTGATTTACTTCTAGATAACCCTTCATCATGTTTAGTACAAGCTCAATGGAACTGGGCTAATTCTGCTAACAGTGGTAAGTGGGGTAATCAATTCCAAGCATATAGACTATTAAGAAACTATATACCAACTGGTGCGGCAGATACATTTGATTATGGTGATTCTGTTATTGTAACAAAGAATAAATTAAGAGGCTCAGGTAAATGTTTAAGTTTAAAGATAGAATCTGAGACTGGTAAAGATATGAAATTACTAGGATGGGGTATCTCAGCATCAGCTATTAGTAAGGTTTAAATGGAAACGATTATTGCTGAGGAAGGTAAATACTTCTTTGGATTGTCTTTTGAACCTACCTTACAAGTTTGGATGCTTCATAATAGTATCAATGTAGATGATAAGTGGAATAAATCAGAATATAACCTTGTCAAAGAGAAATTAGAGTTTGTTAAACAAGAATTAAGAAGTAGAGGTATTACAGAAGTATATGCTCTTGTAGATAATAAGAAATCCTTAAAATATAATAAAGTTTTTGGATTTACTCCTACAGGAAGCGTTGCATTAGATGAAGATGGTATTTTAAATATAATAACAAAGTTGGAGATTTAACATGAAACGAGGAATGAGGAAAGTAGGACATAAAAAAGCTTTCAAAGCTGTCAGTAAAGTGGCTAGTTCAGTAGCTTCTTTTGTTGCACCTTTTGTACCTGGATCACAGATTTTAACTGCTTTAAGTTTAGGTGCTCAAGTATATTCAGGATTACAAGAAAGAAAGTATGCTGGTAAAGCTGCAGATGCTGCTCAAAGACAGTATGAGTTAAGCAAAGAAAAGGCTGCTCAAGAATCCAGATACCAAGAAGTATTAGCACAAAGACAAAGAACATCTACGTTAAGGGAACAACGTATTCGTACAGGTAATATTGTAGCTGCTACTGGTGGAACAGGTTTAGGTATGGCAGGTACATCTTCCTTTACTGGAGCTGTGGGTTCTTTAGGTACTCAAGCAGCAACTGGTATTGGTAATATTAATGTAGCTGAATCTACAGGTCAAACACTGTCAAATATTAACCAACAAATTGGTGGAGCTGCTTCAGACGTATTCCAAGCTCAATCTCAACAACAAGGTTGGCAACAAATTGGTAATATGGCTTCGTCTTTCCCAACGACTTTTGGTAATATTTTTAAAACAACTGAGACGTAATAATTTAGGACAATCTAATGCAATTCGAAGAATACGAATTACCTCTTGAACAGATAACTGTTACTCCAGCTATGCCTGAAAAACAGGCTAAGGAGGCAGCTTTCTATACTACTATGATTAATAAACCTGCAGATGTAGAATCTGGGTTTAATGAAATCGTAGATGATTTAACACGTCAAGGGTATTCACAAGCGTATTCTAATGCTAAAGTAAACTGGGCTAGTGAACAAATAGCTAAAGACAAAGTTGTAGTTGCTAATCTTATTAATGATCCAACCATTGATAAACAAACTAAACTTAAAGTACTTAATGGCTATTCTTCTGGTCAATATATCTCTACAGATATCAGAGACAAGTATGTTCAAGATACAGCTATCTTAGATATTGCAGATAACCATATTGAGAGAACAGCTCAAGATCAAATTGTTGATGACTTAACTACTACATTAGCTAGGATTGATGAAGTTAAGAAAGCTCCAGTAACTATATCAGCTAGACAAGTAGCTAAAGAGATTCCTAAAATGGCTTCTGGTGAAGCACTAGCTTTAGTTAATATGATTACTTCACTTCCTAACTTTGCTCTTGCTACAAGTGGAACTGTCACTGATTTAGTTCGTCAAGCTATCAATAGTAAGAATCCAATAGACTGGGAAGCAGCTATTCAAGCTGGTAGAAATTTTGCAGAAAATGATCCAGTGGCTTCATTATATGACTGGAGACTTCAAAATGTAGCTAAATTTGCTGGTGTAGAAAAAGAATATAACAATGCAGTAACTAATAAAGCATTTCAGAGTTTTGGAGAAGGTATTGACTTCTTAGATAAATTCCTTGCTGAAGGACCTTTGTTACCTCCTGGTGCGTTTAAACGAGGTCAATTTAAAGTTCTTGCAGATGCGTTTATGCTTACTACTCCACTTATTAAACCTTATGTAAGTGCTGGTTTTGGTACTCTAAGACATAAAGTAGGTAGTGCTTGGGATATTACAACTAACTCTAATCCTAAAGTAGCTAAAGAAATGGCAGTAAGTACTGTTATTGAAGAAGATGGTGCTAGGTTTGCCGATGCTGCAGGTACTACAGTAGAAGCTGTGGTAGCTGAGAATGTTCTACCAGACTATGTAGAACGATCAAAGACTAAAGTAGAGCCAGATATTAATGACCGACTAGCAGTTGAATTTAGTGATCCTGATCCTAGAGTTCAAGCTAAACTAGATCTTCTATTTGATGATAACATCATTAATAAACAAGAACGACTCATTGATTATGAACGTAGAGCAAGTATCCATCAAGGAACTAAACTACATTATAACCAAGCTAACTCACACTTCAATATGATTGATACTCGTATTGAAGGTAAGATGGTATTTACTCAAGGTCCAGATTACGCATTTACGACTAAGAAAGCTACTCTAAATGCAGTTGATGAGCTATCTAAAAACATAGCAGAACTTGAAACTAAAGATCAAGGTAAGATTACTATTCGAGATATTAAAACTAATACTCGTTATACACCAGAGCAGTTTAATAAACTTGATAAAACTCGTGGTCAATTTAATGTTGAATGGGATTTCAAAAAGAATTATAAACTTCTAGACAATGAGATCTTAGGTCAAGGTTTAGCAGATACTAATATAACATTTTTTGGTTATGGTGGTAATATTGGTAATGCCCTTAAACGATCAGTTGCTGGTGAGTATCTATTTAGTACTGGAGCTACAGCAGGTTGGTATGAAAGAGCTCGTGCTGCTTTAAGTCCTAAAGCAGGTAGAGTTAAATCAGATATTACTGTTCAATTAAACTATCTTATTGATACTAATAAACCGTTGCATAAAGATATTCGAGCTATGGTTAATCAAATGGAAGTAGAAGGTAAAGATTTATTCTCTACTGCAGAACTATCTAGAAACCATCCACAATTAACAACGGCATCTATTGCTAAGTTAGATGAGATCCAAAGAGCTTGGAGAGAAACTCAAGATACTCTATTTGATATCACTAACCAAGGTGAGAAGACTCGTTTAATTAATGCTGGCTATGACAAAGGTATCTACATTAATAAAGAATATAAAGGTGCAGTTAAACAAGTATTCAACCTAGCTGACAATGAAGTTCCTACTAAAGTATTAGACTTTGAAACAGGTCAAATCATAGAGTTTAAAGCAGATAAATCTAAAGGTAATGCTTCTAATACTAAAGGTCAACCTCTTGTTAAATTAGATGGTAAACACGTTGTAGACAATGCTGCAGTAGAATATGGTGTATTAAGTAAGAACGCTGAACTTGGTATCTTACCACAAAGAGTATTAAACAAACTACCTGGTCACAACTATAAAGAATATTCTAGCCATTTCTTTGTTGAAGTTAGACCTAAAGTCATTGAGTTAAATGGTAAAGTATTACAAAAAGGTGATCCTCGTTATAATGAATTCACTAAAGTTAAAGGTACTGCAACGACTCGTTATGAAGCAGATATGCTTGTCGAACAACTTAAGCAGGAACTTGGTGGAGACTTTGATGTCCTTGAACCAAGACAAGCTAGAGAAGGTTCTTTAACAGACTTCACTGCTGAGTATAAACTTACTGAAGATAACTATAAAAATGCTCTATCTCGTAACCAAGATATTAGAACAGTGCAAGGTGATTCAGTCCTTGTTGATCCTCTAGAGGCACTTAATAATGCAGCAAATCGTATTTCTAGAACTGCAGCTTACAGTCAATTTGATAAAGCATTTAAAGAAGCTTATGTAAGAGATTTTAAACCTGTACTACGAGGTGGAGAGTTCCCAACATCTTTAGATGGTATTAGTATTGTTGGTAAAGAAGCTTCACCTGAACTACGCACAATGGTTAAAGATGCTCAAATGGTTTGGAATCGTCATACACATTTCCAAAATAGAGCAGCTGGTTCTGTAGATAGATTCATGCAAAATATGTTACATGGTTTAGCAGATGTATTTGAGAAGGTTAAATTCAAAGCAGGTTCTGATTTAGCTAGAAGAACTGGTGATCTTGGTGCTTATCCTATTACTGGATTCCCTAAGAAGTTAGCTTCTCTTGCTTTGATTACTTATCAATTCCCATTAAGACACATGGCTATCCAGCCTATGATGTTCTATGAGCAATCAGTTATCTTCCCAAGTACGTTTAAACAAACTATGAAGAAGACTCCAATTGCTATGATGGAGTTACTAAGTGGTCATCCAATTTTAAGAGAACATGGTACTCGTCTAAGAGAATTCTTAACTAAAGAAGAACGAGTAGAGTTTGATAAAGAAATTAAGGCTATGAGAAGTCTTGGTATCTTAGAATCTATTGACCAAAACTTGGCTGTTATGGAAGTTCTAAAAGGTAAAACTACATCTCTTGCTGAAAGAGCTACATTAGCAGGTAAAGCTTTTGGTGCTCTTAAAGATGTTGGTACTGCTACTACTAACGTGTTTAATCGTTATGGCTTTACAGCAGGTGAGTTAACTAACCGTATTGGTCTGTTCCTACAAACTAAAGAAAGATGGAAGGCTGCTCATCCTGGTGAACGTTGGGATACTGCAGCAAACATTCAAGAAATTGGATTTAGATCATGGGAACTATCTGGTGCTATGACAAATTCTGGTGCATTGGCTTTCCAAAGGATGCCTTTCCTTGGATTCGTAACACAATTCCAAGCTATTAATCTTAAAGCTTTCATGAAACTTATTCAAGATAATTCTACTAATTTAAGTAAACTTGATAAAACTAAATTAATTGGCTCTCAAATTCTAATCCATGGAGTTCAATATGGAGTACCTTTAGGTGGAGGTAAGTTACTCTATGATTACTTTATGAGTAGCGATGATGAAGATGTTGTTAAAAACGCTGATTTATTAAGAAGAGGCTCTCTTGATATTATAACTACTGGAGTTATGGAATTAATTACAGGGGAAGATGCTGACTTCTCTATAAGTGAAAGTGCTTCTGCAAATGCAAATAACTTCTTTGCTGATATCTTAAAAGAACAAATTAACTTCTACAGATTCGTTACTGGTGATCCTAGAGTACAGAAACCTAATATTCCATCAATCTCAGTAGGTATAAGAGCTTATGAAAGATTCCAAGCTGCAGCAGATATCTTTACTTACAAGGATGTAACTGGTGATTCATTCTTACAAAGTATTGGTCAAATAGCTCAGATTACTTCAGCTGGTAATAACTTTACTAAAGCTATGACTGCTCTATCTGGTGAAGAGTTAATGACTAAAAATGGTTATAGTAAGGCTCTAGATATTACAACTGGTGAGGCTATTGCTCAAATGGCAGGCTTTAAGACTAGACGTGAATTAGATCAGTGGATACAAGATGAAAAGAAAATGTCTAAAGAACAAAGAATTACTGAAGCTATTGATGGCTATGATAAAGAGATTATCCATGTTCTTAAGACAGAAGACTCTCCAGAGAAGTTCTTCAGTATCATTAATATGCAAATTAGTGCTATGGAGAAGACAGGTAAGTTCTCTCCTAGCGAGATGGATCGTATCGTTAAAGGTGTTATGGAACGAGACAGACGTAGATTTGATTCAGATAAGAAGACTAGTTTAATCAACTATATCATGAATACAGACTCTATGGATGCTGATATGAGAAACATTATTAATAGATTTGGTTCATCTAAAGACCCAGTAGTACAAGAGATTATTAAAGAAATTAAAGCACGAAATAAACCACAACAAGATTTATTTAAGGAATAATTATGGCAAAAGCACCTGACTTTCAACAAATCATGCAAGAATACAACGTAAAACCCTACGTTGCTGATCCTATTGTTAATAGAGCACCTGGTTTAAGAGCTGGTGCTGAACTAGAATCTATAGCTAACTTAGGTACTATGGCAATTAAAGGTGCAGTTGCTATTGATAAAGCTAGAACGCTTGAAGGTGTGACTCAACAGGTGAACGATATTGTCAATGAACAACAACAAAGAAGTCTCGGTGGTGTGGCTTCTATGGAAAAAGATGTTCAAAATACACAAGCACAAATGGATCAAGTTAAACGTATGGCTGGCTATGATAATACTTATCCTATTATGCTTAACCAACAACTAAGTAATGAGGTATCTGGTATTCAGAACGTCCTTACAGATAAAGCAGATCGTTTAATCAAAGCTAAAAACCAAGGTATCATGACTGAGTTTGAGCTCAAAGAACGTCTTGCTAAGGTTACTCGTGAGGCTTTAGCTGCTAATCCAGCTTATGCTCGTGAGATTGCTTCCCATGTTTCTACTATTGCTGAAGTAAATAACTTATCTGCTAGAGTAAATCAAGATGTTGATATTATTAAAAGACAACAAGCTTCTATCGAAGCTCAAGTTAAACAACTTGAAAGTCAAGCTTTACAAAATAATATTAATATCTATAGTCCAAAATATCTACGACCAGATGGATCTAAAAATTATGATATGATTGCTGAAGATACAGGACAAGCAATTGAGAAAAAACAAAACTACTTAGATATCAAGCAATCAGTTGATACTAATACAGCTATATCAAGTCTCAATGCTCAACAAGTATCTGATTTTGGTCTTCATTATAAACTTACTGATGCGGTAACAGATAATGCTAGTGCTCAATTTAATACCATTTTACAAGATGTTAATATTAGAGACAAAGAAATGGCACTTAATAAAGTACTTAACGATTCCATTACTTTAGCTAGAAAAGGATTTATTGTCAATAATGTTAATCCAGATGATCCTAGAATTAAACCAGCTCTAGATCTTTTTGATTCTCAATTAAAACTTATGAAAGACACATATAGTAAACAAGCTAATGGTACCTATACAGCTGAACAAGCTAAGAATAGACTAGATACTTTTGTTAATACTAAGAAGTATGAAGCATATACTAAGATGCCTTCTTTAGTAGAACTAGAACTTACTGCTAATGTACTTGGTAAGATGTCTACAAGAAGCCAAGCTCAATACCAAATTGAATTTGACAATAAGATTAAAGCTTTACTTGATACTCCAAAAGAGGTTATGGGTACAGCTTATGATAAGTCAGATGGTGCTTTTAGTACAAAAGCTGGTGGAAAAGATAACGTTGCTAAGGCAATACTTGATGAAAATGTAAAACTTACTGCTACTGAAAAACGAGGAGGTGCAGAACTAGAGAATACTCTATCAAAATTCGTTGCTAAATTGGATACAAATCCAGCTAACGGCAAACAAATCACACAAGATTTAATCAAGTCTTTGTCTAATCCACAGTTTAAACAAGTTGTGTCTGAAATTAAAGACCCAGCTGTTTTATCAGGATTACAAAAACATATCTCTGACTATGTACCATTGTTAAATAATGCTGTCAATCAGTTTAGAATTACTAATCCTGGTAATCTAAACGTGACATTTAATGATAAAGATGGTACTATTGTAGTTACTGGCACTGATCAAGATTCACGATCACTTAACCAGTTTAACTCACAAACTGTAAGGAGTATCAATGAAGCCTTTACTGCTTTCTATAATACTAGTGGTCTATCTCTATCCGAGGCTAGGGTACAATTCTACGGAAAACTTCCCTCACTCGTTTCTGGAGGAGATCTTTCTAAAAAAAACTCTGAGTCTATAGGTAAAGGGGCATCTATAGACGAAGCAATCCCCAAAGTAGCAATCCTCGAAACAAGTAATAAACATACTGATGATAAAGGACAACTTATCAAATCTCCAACAGGAGCATTAGGCAAGTATGGTATTTTACCTTCAACAGCAAGAGATCCAGGTTTTGGAGTCACACCTATACCTGACTTAGTTAAAGCACCAGAAGCAGAACATAAACGTTTTGCTACTGATTACTTATCAGCTATGTTAAAAGAGTTTGGTGGTGATATGGAGAAAGCTTTAGCAGCTTACAATGCAGGACCTGCAGTTGTTAAAAATGCTATTGATATTGATCCAATTAACTGGAAGAAGCACATTACAGCTGAAGCTAAATCTTATTTAACTAAGTACGCTTCACTATAATAGTTCCCAAATAAAATAAGGCTATAACAAACAATTCTAATTAGGGAGAGGCAGCCCTACTAGAACCTTTACGTCTGCTATAGCCTTAGGGAACAACTAAACTATCTTGATTATCATCACAGGTAGATTCTTTTTCTGAGTATATTTGATACCATATTCAGTACCCTTACTCTTACCATCCCATATTACCAGAACCTTATCTGCGTTGTCAATCATTTGTTTATTTCTAATAAAGAAATATTTACTACTAAACTCTACTGTTTGATCAATTAAATGATACGGTAAAAACTCAACAAAGTCAAATCCATTTGCTTCAGCATACTTCTTTGACAATTGGTCTACACCTTTAGCACCTCCTGATATGAAGGTAGGTTTACCATTTGTTTGATCCTTAATGAATCTATCTATAATAGGAAAGACAACTTCTGCTTTGTCAATACTACGGCTTCCTATAATACATATCTTCATACTTGTGGTTTCTCTTTACAGAATTGTAATCTTACTATAAATAAGTCTACAAGTAAATAATGGAAATCAGAATCTTCTACAATCTCAAATCCTACATTTACACCACATATTAATTCAGCACCGATAAGCATACTATCTCCTTAAATTTCACAAGCTCCAGAAACACAAGCTAGTGTCTGAGCTCCTGTTGTATTATCTTCTTCTTCCTTAAAGTTTTCCCAATCAATTGCCTTAGGAGTAGTAGCAAGAAGTTCTTCGTATTGCTCTTTAGTACAGTCTTCATAAGGAGCTTGTTGATATGTATGATTAGAGTGTGGTAAGAATGATACACCACTAATCTCATCAAAATGTTTCCATACCCAAGCACCTACTTCAACCCAATCTTCATCCTTAACAGAGATAGTGACTGATGGTTTATGTTCACACCAGTGACGTTGATAGATTAACCAGTTATCTAATTGTTCAATAGAAGTCTTATCATTTCTTAAGATAGCACCAGTAGGAGCCATCATTGGGAATGAGAACACTGCTGTAGAGTCTGGTCTAAACACTTCGTCTTCTACTGCCACACCCTTTTCCTTAAGGTAGGTGTAGATAGGATCCTTTTTATCCATGCGTATGCGTCTAATATAAAAGTCATTGTGACGAGCATGGATACCACTAGCGGAATCAACCAACTGCGATACAGTCCCTGAAGGCTTAACACAAGTGATAGAAGCAGAAGGTGATATGCCAAATTTCTCAGCATACTCCTCATTTGTTTTCCTAGCGACATCTCTTAACCTTTCTAACATAAGTGGATCAGGATTACTTGTGATCTCTGCATCCATGATACCTGTCATACTAACACCAAGTAAACGTTCTTCCTCAGTATTCTTCTTCCATTCAGAAGATAAGAATTGGAAATTCGTTAAAGTGGATTGGATAGTTCCAAGTATTGTTGCGATCCTGACTTTCTTAGCAAGGGTAGATTCGGTATCATTTGCCCGTACAACCACTTCCGTAAGATTGCAGAACTGTTTATCACGGAGGATAATTTCTGAGCATGGATTGGTTCCGTAACTGAGAGTTGGATCTCGTCTTCCCCATTTATTTGCTTGATCTTGAGCAGCAATACGATTAAAGATTCCTCGTTCACCTGATTTGGACTTAACCAAACTGAGCCATTCTTCCATGAAAGTCTCACTATCTGGTTTCTCTGTGTATGCCACTGAATTGTTTGCGAGTCCTCTGTGTGGATGATCATTATACCAAGCTCCCATTTTAGCTTCACGCATCCTGCGATCAGTCAAGTTAGATAAAGAGATTAAAGCAGAACGTCTTACACCACCAACGACTACAATCTCACCAATCATACACATAATATCATGTACTTCAATTGATGTAAGTTTACGACCAGCAGCTTGTTTAAACGTTTCTACTACGAAATCAAATAATTTCTTTAAAGGTTCAGGACCACTAGCACGACCACCAAATACTCTTAGTCTTGATCCAGCAGGACGAACTTTAGTAAAGTCAAATGTAGGTATGTCACCTTCCCATAAAGAAGATAGAAGTTTCTTAAATGCTTTAGCCCAACCTAATTTACTATCTTCAACAAAGATAACATCTTCTACATATTTTAATTCAGCAGGTACTTCAGGAAGTTTAGAAATCTCTTGACGTTCACAAGAGAATCCTACTCCTGTACCATTCATGAGTATATATAAAGCTTCACTAAAAGCACGTTTATTATTAACAGCAAGATAGCTACAATTATAAGCAGCGATATTATCTCTTTCACAGGCTTCTCCAGCAGTCATGAGT